CTGGCGTTCTTCGCCTGTGTGCGCATCCTCGCGGACTCGGTGTCCTCACTGCCGCTGAACGCCTACAAGCGCAAGGACGGCGTCCGGGCGCCCGTGAAGCCGATGCCGCAACTCATTCAGAGCCCTTATCCCGACATGACCTGGCGGGACTGGCTGTGGATGATGGTGCAGTCATTGGCGGTGACCGGCAACGCATTCGGCTACGTGACGGCGCGCGACAAGAACATGTGGCCCACGGCCATCCTGCCCGTCCATCCCGATGATGTGAGCATCGACAACCCGAAGGACGGCAGCGCCGACTGGACGCGCCCGCGGTACCGCATCAAGGGCAAGCTCGTCGACAGCGCGGATGTATTCCACATCAAGCGCTATCCGACAGCCGGCTGCCCGGTGAGTCTTTCGCCGGTTGCTTTGGCCGCTACCACGATTGACCTTGGCTTCTCGGCCGAGCAGTACGGCCTGCGATGGTTCAAGGACTCCTCGAACCCCTCGGGCATTCTCACCACGGAAATGGACCTCGACGAGGGCCAGGTGAAGCGCACCCTGCAGAGCTGGATGCGCGCGCACCGCAACCGCCGCATCCCGGCTGTCCTCGGCAACAACATGAAGTGGCAGTCGATCAAGATCACGCCGGAAGAGTCTCAGTTCCTGGAGACTCGCTCCTTCCAGCGGCACGACATCGCAATGATGTTCGGCATCCCGCTGCACAAACTCGGCGACACCGAGAAGTCGACATCGTACGGCTCGGGCATCGAGCATATGTCCATCGGCTTCGTCGTCGACACTCTGGCGCCCTGGCTGGTGTGCATCGAGCAGGCGTTCGACCTGATCCTGCCCCGCGGCCAGTTCTCCAAGTTCAACGTCGACGCACTTCTGCGCGGTGATCACAAGAGCCGCAACGAGGCCTACATGATCGCCCTCCAGAACGGGTGGCTGTCCGTCAATGAGGTTCGCGCCCTTGAGGAACGCGAGCCCATCGAGAACGGCGACATCCACCTACAGCCCGCCAACTTTGTCGAACTCGGCACGCCGCCCCAAGAGAAGGGCACGGCGCCAACCACTTCTGCCAAAACCGGCGGGAAAGGAAACTAATGGATCTACTGACTCGCCGCGCGCGGCCAGTAAATATCACCGACTCCCCGGAGTGGCGCGCGATCCCAATGGATCGCATCGAGCATCGGGACGTCGCAGAAGATGAGAACCTCTTTGTCGTCGAAGGTTACGCCTCGACGTTTGAAGAGTACGAGATGTACGGCGGGCCGGCCAACGGCTACGGCTACATCGAGCGCATCGACCCCAGCGCGTTCGACAAGACGCTCCGCGAGAAGCCTGATCTGCACTTCTTGATCAACCACGCCGGCACGCCGCTGGCCCGCACCAAGTCGGGCACCTGCGTACTGGAGGCTGACGAGAAGGGTCTGAAGGTCGTTGCGACGCTTGATAAGCGCGATCCCGACTCGATGGGCATCTTCGTCAAGATGGAGCGCGGCGACATGGACGAAATGTCCTTCGCGTTCCGGGTGAAGGCCCAGGAGTGGCGGGCGGCCGAGGGTTACGACGACGACAACCACTCGTACCGCACCATCACCGAGGTCTCCCTGCACAAGGGTGACGTCAGCATCGTGAACTTCGGCGCCAACCCGGACACCTCGATTGGCGTGCGGTCCGCGGCGGATGCGGTGCGGTACCTCGCTGAGTGCGACGAGACCGAATTGGCCGAGGTCCGCTCCGAAGATGCCGTCAAGGATCTCAAGGTCGCACAGGAGCGTCTCACTGCCGTCCGCGATGCACAGCCGGTGACCGGCAAGACCGGTGACCCGGCCGCCGATGACGTCCGCGAACTCGAAGGCCAGGCCGACGAGACTATTCGCACCTACGAATGGCTCACCGCCGAGGCTGTTTGGCGTGCCGATGTGCTCACGTGGCTGAATGCCGAACGCGCACAGTCGGAAACGGTCGAATCCGAGGCTAGTCCCGAGATCGAAGCCGCCCTACGGGAGCACTTCGGCGTCGACGCGACTAGCGAGCGCGCCCCCAAACTGATCGAGATGCTCGAAAAGCTTGAACTCATCCCGGCGCCTGTCGCCGAGGAGCCTGAAGCACCGAAGCGCGGCATGAGCCTGCGCCTCGCTCGCGCCCTATCTGAGCGCTAAGCCCCCGAGGGTCATTCCCTCGCTTGTTCTTTCGCGAATTGCTCCCTGGCACTGGGGGCCGTTTGAAGTGTCCTCCTAAAGCACCTGGGGGAGGGCGCGACCCCGTCATGGCACATGCGGGGCTCCCCAATGACCCAGTGCCCGGGCCTATTCGTGCCCAAAATCCGAAAGGAGATCCCTAGTGGATCGTTTGCAGAAGCTGATCGAAGCTCGCGCCACCCTCCTGGCCGAGATCGACGCCGAAATCACCGCCCGTGACGCCGTTCTCGACGCTGTCGAGGCCCGCGGCGACGCCGACCTGACCGAAGACGAGGACGCCGCCTTCCGCGCGGCTACCGCCAGCGTCAAGGCCAAGCAGGACCGGGTCGACGACCTGTCTAGCCAGATCACCGATCTGGAAGCCGAGGCCGAGCGCGCCGGCCGCCACACCGAGGAGGTCCGCAACGTGACCCGTCCTACCACGACCGTGACCGTCACCAACGAGCACCGCACCTACGAGAAGGGCAACGGCAAGTCCTACGTCCAGGACATGCTAGCCCGCGCCTTCAACATGGGTGACGACCAGGTGCAGGCACGTCTGAATGCGCACGCCAATGAGGTCCGCGCCCTGAACCGGACCGACGGCACCGGCGGCTACCTGGTTCCGCCCGTATGGCTGATGGACCGCTTCATCGAGCTGTCCCGCCCGGGTCGGGTCTACGCCAACCTGGCGCCGTCTGAGCCGCTGCCCGGCGGCACGGACTCGATCTCGATCCCGAAGATCGCGACCGGCACCTCGACCGGCATTCAGACCGCGGACAACACCGCGATCACTGAGGTCGATCTGACCGACACCTTCGTCTCGGCGCAGGTCAAGACCATCGCCGGTGCCCAGGCGCTGTCGATCCAGGCGCTGGAGCAGTCGCCGCTGAACTTCGACGAGATCATCTTCCGGGATCTCTCGGCGGATTACGCGAACAAGCTCAACCTGCAGGTCATCAACGGCTCGAACTCCTCGGGCCAGGTCAAGGGCGTCCGGAATGCCTCTGGCATCACCACGATCACCGCGACCGACGCCGGTAACGAGCTGTCGAAGGCCAAGACCCTCTACGCGAAGATCGCTGACGCGATCCAGCGCGTGGGTACTCAGCGCACCCTGCCGGCCGAGGTCATCGTCATGCACCCGCGGCGCTGGTCTCAGCTGCAGGCGGTGTTCACCGCCAACGACGTGCCGCTGATCTCGGGCTCGTCCAACGCGAGCACCCCGCTGATCGGTACGCACGGCGGCGTCATCACGGCCGGCTACGTGGGCAACCTGCACGGCCTGCCCGTGTACACCGACCCGCTGCTGCCGACCAACCTCGGCGCCGGCACCAACCAGGATGTCGTCCACATCCTGCGCGCGAGCGATCTGCTCCTGTTCGAATCGGGTATCCGTACCCGGACCTTCGACCAGACGCGGGCCGACAACCTGACGATCCTGCTGCAGGTCTACGGCTTCTTGGCGTTCACCGCCGAGCGTCACTCGGAGAGCATCGCCGAAATCACCGGTACCGCTCTCACCGCGCCGACCTTCGCGTAAGGCGTTGCGCGCAAGCGCATCTCAGTAACCATGAAAGGCCGAGCACCATATAGCGGGTGCTCGGCCTTTCGGTGGTCACTGTTCGGTTAATTCACCCGTTCCGTTGTCAACGGAACACGCCTATTTGCCGAACGCCGCAGCCCACGGCTGCCGGCGCGAGGGCGTCGATGGCGTTCTCGAAGAGCTTAACGGTGGGCTGCTCGCCCCGTCCGTTGTTGTAGTCGGCGATGCAGATCGCCTTCGTGGTCAACGATGCTTCGCGATACCCCTTCCACCCCACCGGTAGGAGGTTATAGAGGGCGTCCACCGCCGCGACGCCGCGCTCGTTCATCTCTCCGTAGGTGAACGCGTCGAGGTCTTCATTCCCCGTGGCGTCGAGCACCGCACCGACGGCGCAACGCGCGCCCGTTTCGGAGTCGCGCAACTTGTGCGCCACCCATCCATCATTGACGAGCAGATCGCGACTGGCGACCAGATCCTGCAAGAGTGTCATGTTCGATATCTCCTTCAGCGCTTGTATGAAGTGGAGGCGGCGGCCCGCTGTTGGGCGATGGCGACGTTGAACATCTCGATCACCGTCGACTCGCCGAAGTAGTTGTTGTAGTCGCCCACGATGCACCCTCGGACGCAATCCGAGGGGAGTTCTGCGATCTCATTGCCCCATTCGGCCATGATCGAGGCCCGCTTCTCCGCGGGAATTGCCTCGTAGAGCGCGGCAGTCACCGCTTGGCCGCGTTCGTTCATCGTGTCGTATGCGAGCGAGTGGTTGATGTGCTCGTTGCCGGTGGTATCGAGCACAGCGCCCATGGCGCAATGGCTTCCGTTCGCGCCGCGCAGCCGACCGAGCGACCACCCGTCGCGAATGATGAGGTCGCGGCTGTCGATCAGATCTTGCAAAACGGTCATGTGAATCTCCTTCTGGCTGTTGGGATTAGGCCGAGACGAGCGTCTCTTCGCGGGCGATGGCGGAATTGAACATTGCGATCACCGCCTCCTCGCCCCTCCGGTTGTTGTATCCAGCCACCCGAGACGCGATGTCCCCCAGGTGCTGAGAATTGAGATGTGGCTGGAAATCCTCGGGGAGGGTGGCATTCAGCGCACGAATCACCGCGGCGCCCCGCTCGTTCATCGTGTTGTAGATGAAGGCGTGGATGTCCTCGTTGCCGGTGGCATCCAGCACCGCGCCGACCGCGCAGTGGCGCCCGTCCATCCTGAGATAGTGGGCGGTGTACCCACCCCGGATCAGAAGGTCGCGCGAATCGATCAAGTCCTGCAAAACGGTCATGTTCATCTCCTGGGATTGTGTGGCCTGTGTCCCCAATCTAAGTCCCGAATCTCGCCAATGCAACAAATGTCTCACTATTGAGACAAATTGGAGGTTTCATGCATGTCCTCACCGACCGCGGGGAGCCCGTTGCCGTCGCCGAGCGCTTCCAGCGCCTCTGCATGGAGATGGCTGACCGCCCCGCTGAAGAGCAGGCTGAAATGCGCATCAAGGCGGTCCCCGTCCTTGATTGACCTCCTCCTCCCAACCCGCCAGCGGCCGAATCAGTTGAGCCGCTTGGTTGATTCCATCAACGCCACGGCGTCGCACCCGGAAAACATCCGGATCGTGACGTACATCGACTCTGATGACCATTCATACGACGACCTGCAGATCGACATCAAATGGGTGCAGGTCCGTGGCCCCCGAGAGCGCGATAATCTCGTGAACCTCTCGGCGATGTGGAATCTGTGCTTCGACGCGTCGCGCGCGGACATCATCATGCACTGCGGCGACGACATCGTGTTTCGCACGCCCGGCTGGGACGACGTTGTGCGCGAGACGTTCGATGCCTACCCGGACAAGATCCTGTTCGCCTTCGGGCGCGACGGATACCAGGACGGCAACAACTTTGGGACGCACGGCTTCATCCATCGCAAGTGGGTCGAGACCGCCGGGTTCCTTTTCCCGCCGCTGTTCGTCAGCGATTTCAACGACACGTTCCTTAACGACGTCTCCAAACTCATTGGCCGCCACCTGGAGATCGACATCTACACCGAGCACATGCACTACATCGTGGGCAAGGCGGAGATCGATCAGAACACCAGCGAGCGCCTGGCCCGCCACCAGGAGTGCCGGCCGGACGAGCTGTACTACGGCGCCGAAGTGCAGGCGCTCATTCGCGACACCGCGGCGAAACTGCAGGAGGTCATGCAGTGAAGTGGACGATAGCGGTCCTCACAGTCCCTGAGCGCCGCCACGAGTACGCCCGGCTCATGAACACCCTCACTCCACAGATTCAGGCTCGCTCGGACATCGAGCTGATGACCTGCAACATGCCGGGAACCGTCGCCGAGAAACGGCAGTGGTGCCTGGACAACGCCTCGGGGGAGTACTTCAACTTCATCGACGATGACGACATGGTCGCCGGCAACTACGTCGACGCCATCTACCCGCTTCTCGACGGTGTCGACTATATCGGCTTCCAGCTTCAGCTCTACATCGACGGAGCGCGCCAGAAGCCCACCTATCACTCGCTTGAGTACGACGAGTGGTCCGACGACGCTAACGGTTACTACCGGAATGTCAGCCACCTCAACCCGATTCGCACCGAGATCGCCCGACAGGGACGTTTTAACGGCGGCTATGGGGAGGACAAGCGCTGGGCCGACCAGGTCTCGCCAAAGACCGAGCATTACATCGATCAGACGCTCTACCACTACTTCTTCAGCCCGGGGAACAGCTTGACATACGGGCGCTAGGAGAACAGCCCATTCTCATCAAATATCTCGCCTCCGCCGCGGCTATCGTTGCCACCCTTGCCGCATGTGGCGAGACCAAGCTCAGTCAGGGCGCCGACCCGACGCTCTCCGCCGAGATTGACGGCGCCATAGACAAACTCGCCGTGAAATACCCGGAGTTGCGGGACGTCAAGATCGACTCCGAGCCACTCAATGACATCTACGCACAGGCCGGCGGTGGGGTAATCACCTTCAACTCGACATTTCTGGCGGATCGCGCCGCGTTCGAGAAGTCCATGGCCAACGACGAGGCGAGTCACTTCCACCCGCGGACCGTGTCCTGCACGCCAATGGAGTTCGTCACCTACCACGAGGCCGCGCACATCCTCGACGCTAATCGCGGTGACGCACCGTCGCGCGCGCTGATCGATCTCACATGGACGGACGCCGTCGACTACGACGAGTTGGCCCGCTACTCGTTTAAGGACGGCCATTTCAACGCGCCAGAGGCGCTCGCTGAAGCATTTGCCGCAGTGCACTGCAACGGCGGCAACACATCCGAGCGAAACATCGCAGCACTACTCGACTAACCACCAAAGGGGAACACTTTGAGAATTGGTCATGTCGGACTGGGCAAGCTCGGCTTGCCGGTCGCACTAGCCATCGAACGCCGCGGCCACACCGTCTGCGGAACCGACGCCAATCCTGACGTCAAGACTTACCTGGAGTCGCGCTTCATCCCGTTCCGCGAGGAGGGGCTGCAGCCGCTGCTCGACAATCATGACATCCAGTGGCACGACACCGTCGACGAGGTAGTTGCCGACTCGGACATCATCTTCGTCGCCATCCAGACCCCGCACGCGCCGGAATTTGAGGGCGCCACGATCATGCCCGACGCCAGAGAGGATTTCGACTACACCTTTCTGAAGGAGGGCGTGGCCGCCGTCGCCGCGGCGTGCGAGCGGCTGGGCGTGCGCAAGACTGTCGCGGTCATCTCCACCTGCCTGCCCGGCACGTTCTCCCGCGAGATCGCCCCGCTACTCAACGATTTCGTCGACTATGTCTACACCCCGCAGTTCATCGCGATGGGCACCGTCCTGCAGGACTACCTACACCCGGAGTTCAACCTGATCGGCGTCTGCAGCGACGAGGCCGCGGATCTCCTGGAGGAGTTCTACGCCACGATCAATGATGCCCCGTGCATCCGCACCGGCGTGACGACGGCCGAGGGAATCAAGGTCTCGTACAACACGTGGATCACCGCCAAGACGGTCATCGCCAACTGCTGGGGCGAGATGTGCGAGCGCATGGGCATGAATTTCGACGACATGAAGGCAGCCTGGGATCTCGCCGACCGCCGGCTACTGTCGAGCCGCTACATGGATGCCGGCATGTCCGACGGTGGCGGCTGCCACCCGCGCGACAATATCGCGCTGTCCTGGCTCGCCGAAGAGGTTGACATGTCCTTCAACATCTGGGACGCGCTGATGCACGCCCGCCAGGAGTATGAGGCCTGGCACGCCGAGGTCGCCTCCTACTACGCCGAGAAGCATGATCTGCCACTCATCGTGCTCGGAACGGCCTTCAAGCCCGAGACCGACATCGAAACCGGCAGCGCGGCAATGCTGATGGCCGATATCCTCCGCCAGTCTGGCGAGCAGTTCCTGCACGTCAACGATGTGGATTACATGTACAAGGCTGTGTACTTCTTGGCCACCAACAATGAGCGGTATCGCTCGCTGGAGTTCCCCGAGGGCTCGGTTGTGGTCGACCCCTTCGGCGTCATTCCGGATCGGGATGGCGTGACCGTTAAGCGATTGGGGCGACGATGAATCCCGGCGACGACGTCATTGTCGACTTCGATGGCGAAGACCTTCGTGGTCACGTCGAGCGGATCGACCACGGCTGGGCGCGTTGCACCGTGGCCATCGATCCCGAGGCCGACTACGGCAGCGGCACTGAGCGTTTGGCGCCCCACCAGACGGTGTGCGTACCCGTAGGGAGGGTGAGGCCAGCGTGAGCGGATTCTGGCTATGTCCGGGCCCAGGCGAAAAGCCGGTCTGGATCAATCGCATCACCGCTATCGAGATTGGCCGCCACGGCGTTCCTGAGTTTACGTTCACCGCCTGCGAGGACGGCAGTTACGACATCGAGTGTGCATTGCGCTCGGCGGAGGCGCCCGAATGGCTGTCATAGCCCTGCTGAACTGGTACGAGGAGAGCCCAACCTGGCTCGCCGAGTGCGTTGCCGCTACCGCGCGACTGGCCGACCACATCATCGCCGTTGACGGCCCGTATGCGGGCTTCCCGGGTGCCATGATGCAGCCGGCGAGCGGCACCGACCAGGCTGACGCGATCCTGCGCACGGCCGCGGGCGCCGGCATCGGTTGCACCATCCATCAGTCGCGCAAGGTCTGGTGGGGGGACGAGTGGGGTGGCGAAGTCGCCAAGCGGGACTTCATGTTCCAGCTCGGCATGACGTTTGCGCAGCCGGGCGACTGGTTTTTCCGGGTTGACGCCGATGAGATCATCTCCGACGTACCCGCGGACACCAAGTCTCGACTGGCGGCCACCGACGCGCACGCCGCCGAGGTGATGCTTTGGCAGCGCGAAGCCTCCAGCTACGCCCAGCATCCGCTGCGGTGCCTGTTCCGCGCCATCCCCGGCATTCGGATCGAGCAGGCGCACTTCGTTGTCACCGCTCCGGTCGACGGCAAGCGCGAGTTCCTGGCCGGCCCGAAAGCGCTTCCCGCTGAGCCTTTGTGGGATGTCCGCCTGGAGCACCGCACGCACCTGAGAACTGACGACAGAAAGCGGCTGAAGGACATCTACAGCCCCATGATCAACGATTTCGAGAGGGTCGAGAGTGACCCTCGGTAGGAGAAACATGTCCGACCAGAACGTGAGGGACTTCGCGGCCGATTACCGCGCAGCCCTCTTGCAGGAGTTGGCGGTCTACGAGGCCGTCGACGCCGAGGATAGGGCCCGCCAGGTGCGGGCTTCATTGCAGGACTTCGAGAAGGCCGTCTCCGCGCCGGCGCCGGAAACGAAGGTTGCCGCGGCACCGACTGAGACCGCCGTGGGCGAGCCGCCTCTGGAGACCGCCGCAGAGCCCGTCAAGCGTGGCCGCGGCCGTCCCCGCAAGGAAACCACCGACTAACCGAATGGGGGGCCGTCATGGCTGAAGAGCTTGAACTTGCCGACGTCGTGGCCTACAACCCCGAGCTGATCGACCCTGTCGAGAACGCGCGCCTACTGGCCACATCCCTCGACAAGGTCCGCCGGTATTGCGGCTGGCACGTTTCGCCGATCCGGTCGGACACCTTCGTGGTCGACGGCGGCGGATGGCCTTACATCGTCATCCCGACGCTGAAGGTCGATTCCATCACCTCGTGCACCGACGATGGCGTGACCGTTCCGGTCGACGAGATCGAGCAGTACACCAACGAACCCGGAATTCTGTACCGCAAGGACGGTTTCTGGCGTGGGCGCGTGGTGATCACGGTGGAGCATGGCTTCGCCGCGGCCGAGGCAATGGCCTTCCGCGAGGAGGTGCTGGCGCTCATCGACCGCACCGTGGCCAGCGCCGGCACGGGTCTCAGTGGCCAGCTCACTGGCATCGAGGTCGACGATGTCTCCCTGCGCGCGTCTGGTATCACAGACCGTAGCTGGGGTATCGCCAAGCAACCGATGCAAGAGTCCGTCCTGTACCAGTATCGATTGATTCCGGTCGCATGAGGCTAGGCAGTCAGACGGTCTACTTCGTCACTGTCACCGAGGATTTGAACAACCGCGACATCCTGGGCAATCCCGAGACTGTCCGCGTAAAGGTACCCGTCCGCGGGTGCCGCTTTCGTCCGATGACCGCCAAGGAGGAGATCGACGCCCCGGCGATCAACGTGGGCGACATCGTTACCGACCCGTGGAGGTGCACCGCGCCGCCGACGGCCACGGTGATGGCAGCCAAGTCGAACGACGAGGTCGAGGTCGACGGCATCACCTACCAGATCGTCGGCGGGCCAAGGGTGTTTCCGGGTCCGCGCGGCCGGCCGTTCAAGGTGACGATCATCTGCCAGCGGATGGACGGCTGATGTGGCCAGAACCGAAACCTGGGTCACTTCGCATGTAGAGGTCCGCTACAAGGACGTCGAGGACACGATCTTCGACGGGCTGAGTCGCAACCGCGATATCAAGCGGGCCTTGCATCGTTTCATCGACGATATTCATGACACCTGGGTATTCATCTGGGACTCCTCAATGGAGGGCGTCCTTGCCCAGGAAACAGGAAGGCCGCACCCGTACGCAACGGGGAGTTATCGGCGGAACATCAAGAAGAAAGAGCTTTCGCTCGGCCAGCGGCTATGGATTAAACGCGCCCTGCGAAAGGGCGGCGTCATGGTCGGCCTCGTTTATAACGACGACCCAAAGGCCCACTGGATCGAATACGGCACAAATGAAGATAAGCCGGGATCGCGTTCTCCATGGGGCCCGAAAACACCCACTCCAGAATTCGCGCCTATGCGCCGCACAGTTGCGGCAATGGAGAGGAAACCGAACGTCCGATGACCGTCGAAATGACCAACTGGGCGCCGCCGAATGGGCTGGAAGTCCTGCAGGTATGGCTCTCCCCACTGGGGGAGTGCCGAACCGAGAAGCCCACCAATTCAGTGCTGCCATTCATCATGGTAGCCCGCGGCGGCGGCAATGCGGATGGGCTTGTCGACAACGGAAAGTATTCGATCCACGTCTTTCATGAGACCGAGGCTAAGGCTTCGACTTTCTGTACCCTGGTGCACCGGCGAATGGAATATCTCGCCGGCCGATTCACTGGCCAGCAGCGGGTAACCATTTCGACCGGCGACGTATATGCGGACAATGTCTACAACACGGAGTACTTCCGTAAGCAGAAATACGTCGACGATGGACAGCCCAAAAAGATTTACCAGATGATCGGCCTCTACGAGGTCGACTTCCGGTATGTAGCCGCTAGTTGAGCGGTATCCGCCTGTTGCAGGTGGTGCACAACTTGTCGTGATTGAGCCGGCCGACGCCGGTCTTGTAGGTCACGTAATCCCACGTGTGCTTCCACGGCCTGCAGCGCGGGCCTTTGGTCTGAATCTTTCCGCCTAGTGCGAATTCACCCCAATAGACCTGCAAAAAGCCGCCGTCCTCGTCGATTCGGGCGACGGCGCTTTCACGTACGTCCCTCGTCAGGAGATTCCTGGGCGGTTCGTGCACATCCCCACCCTACCAGATCTCCCAATTTCCAAGAGAGGAAAAACATGGCGAAGTACCGCACCCTCAAGGCTGTTTCTTACGTCGTCGACGGCAAGGTCCAGTCGGTTGCGGCCAACCGCACCGTCGACCTGACCGACGCGCAGGCCGAGGCGCTTGGCGCCGATGTGGAGCGCTCGCTCTCCGAGGACGCGATGTTCCCCGGCGGCGCCCCGATCATCCCTGCCGGCTTCGTGATTGAGGCCGATGTCGAGCCTGTCGATCCCAAGACGCTCGTCAGTGGTCTGCCCGCGCCCACCGCGAAGGCGAAGCCCGCCGAGAAGTAATTCGGCCCCAACCAACCAATCCTCGCCGCCCTGTGAGCAGGGCAATTCGAAAGGAACAACTAGCTTATGGCATTGCCCAACTCCGGCGGTACTTACGGGCAGATCCTGCAGCAGGGCATCAACCCGCTGACTGTCCGCAAGATGATCGTGACCGATCTGCTGATTCGGGACTACCTGAATCCGGACGGGACGGTCCACAACCTCGCGGACCCCGCGGTCGGCCTGAACGACGATGGTGACTTCTCGCCGTTCGCGCTCGACGGCAAGCTGCGCACCGACCTGCTCGGTGAGGCACCGAACCTCGGGTTCTATCACCTCGGCGCCCTCCATGAGGACGGCCTCGAAATGACCTACAACACCGACGTTGCCGAAACCATGATCGCGCAGTCCAAGCGCGCGGTCCGGTTCGACGTCACCGCCGATAACGACGGCATCACCATCAAGGCCCTGGAGGGCATCCCGTTGGTCGACGCTCTGCGTTACGACCTGCCGCTGCAGTCGCTGCAGGATGTCGGCAAGGCGGGCTACGGCATTCGCAAGCCGGCGGAGACCCCGCTGCTGGAACGCCAGGTGATCGCGCTGGGCTTCGACGGCGAGAACTTCGTCGCTGAGGTCTTCCCGCGCATGTCGCTGCGCAACCGCGGCAACTCGTCGTGGAACAAGGCCGATCCGGACACCATGGAGATCGAGCTTGGCTCGCTGCTCTGCCCGTACGTGGGCACCCCCGCTCTGCGGTTCCGCGACGGCGCCGCTTGGCGTGGTCTGCAGGGCCGCCCGGTGTTCTCCGCGCCGCCTGTCGCCACCGCGGTGGTCGGCCAACTCGCGGATGTCGTGTTCGCCAAGCCGACCTCGAAGTCGAGCGAACTCACCTACGTCGTCGAGAAGTCCAACGACGGCGGTGCTACGTGGACGACCGCAACCGTCGTTGCCGTCACCGGCACCACGACGATCACGATCCGTGTCAGTGGCGTGACGTCCTCGGCCAACTGGGTGTTCCGCGTCAAGGCCACCGGCACGAACGCGATCACCTCGACCTCGCCGTTCACGGCATCGGTCATCGGCCTGTCGTAATCCCGAACTCCCGGTTGGGAGTTCACCTTTTCTACCCGCGGTGGTGGGCCTATGGGCTGTGTCCACCACCGCGGGCTCCACAGCCCTGCAGCCCTATTGGGAAAGTGTAGACATCCACTGAAGGCATGCACAAAGTGTAAGACCGAAAAATCGCTAGATCAGTTCGGCAAGAACCGCAGCACGCACGATGGCCTGCAGCACTGGTGTAAAGCGTGCAGCTCTCTGTATCAGAAAAGTTACTACCAAGCCAATAGTGACCGCATCAAGGATCGGCAGCGCCAGTACGCGGCTTCCCCGCGCGGGTCAGGGTATCGAAAATCACAGCGCCGCAACGACTATCTGAAGAGCAAGTATCGGATCACCGAAGCGGATTACATCGCCATGCTCGAACAGCAAGGCGGCGTATGCGCAAATCCGACCTGCTCTAGCGGGCCCGATAGGCGCAGCCTCGACGTCGATCACGACCACGCGTGCTGCCCCGGCCAGAAGTCGTGCGGCAAATGCGTTAGATCGCTGCTCTGCAACGGATGCAATGTCGCTCTTGGCGGCGTCAACGACAGCGTCGAGAAGCTTCGCGGACTGATCGCCTACCTCGCATTTCACAAGTAGTTCAACCACTTTCCCTCACAAATTTTAGGAGTAATCCATGACCAAGCACCTGAGCCCTCGCATCCCGATCTCGAACCAGGAGGCCAAGGAGCAGGCGGCCGACTACTTCGGCTTCGCCGCCAGCGTCAAGATCCAGGCGGGCGATGAGATCTTCGAGATCCCCAACCCGGGCCTGCTCGACGACGACCAGCAGGAGCGCTGGGAAGAGTTGCAGTTCGAACTGGAGAAGTGCGACCGCGAGCCCGACATCGATATTGCCGAGCGCGAACTCGAAGACGGCACAGTCATTCCGGCCAGCACGGTCAAGGGCGATTACCTCAAGCCGTACCGCATCAAGGGCGAGCTGCTGAAGCCCTCGTACAACGTCCGCGTGGCGCAGGTGCTCTTCGGTGAGCGCTACGAAGCGTTCAAGAAGGCCGGCGGTTCTGGTAACCAGGTCGGCCTGATCTGGGCGCAGATGAATGACGCGTTCCAGAAGCGGGTGAAGGCCGACTCCAAAAGTGACGGAAGCGATTCCACTGTGGAAGACGTTCCCGAGGGAGATTGAGTGCGACCTCTCCCTATATCACGGCGTTGATATAGGGGACTGGCATACAGGGAAGATGAGCAGCCGACGGCTGCTCACTCTTCTCGCCGGCCTCCCCCCTGATTGTTGGTATCGAATCAGCTCTGAGCAATTCCTTGAAGAAGTCAAGGTCGAGCAGGAGCGCAGTCACAAGCGCGAAATCCAAAGCCTGATCTACGCGCAACTCACCGGACAGTTCAGGGAGGACTAAATGAGCACCCATCGCCTTGCCATTGAGGGATTCCTTGGTATCAACCGGAAGTCAATCAACGACTCCGTCAACGAGATCCAGGGGTCTCTTGAGCGCGCCGGTAATCAGGGCGGCAAGCTTCTCGCGACCGAGTACGAGAAGAGCATGCCGCGGGTCCGGCGAGCCATCGGCAAGGTTAATGAGATCACCGCTCAGAAGACCAAGCTGAATCAAGAGGATGCCAAGGTTCAGGCGAAGCTAAATGCGTTGAACCAGAAGGCTATTGCTATCGGCGACGCGTTGAGCGACCAGAAGACGGTTCAGAACGAGTTGGTCAAGCAGGAGTCAGACCTGCTGGCTAGCCTCACGCGACTGAAGGCGAAGGCCTCCGCGGCGGAAAAGGACTTGTCGGCAGCGGAAGCTAAGCGCGACAAGCTCAAGAAGGACCACGCCGACACTACGAAGTCTGAGCTGGCCAATATCGATCAGCAGATCCGTGCATTGCGCGCGTACGCCAAGGTCGCCGAGAGCGCAGAGGACGCCAAGGCTGCTCGACGCCGCGCGGATCTCATGAGCGACGACTCCAGTGGCCTGCGCAAGCGAAATATCGAAGAGCTGAAGGCAATTGCCGATCAGCAGCGGATGGTCGATCAGTTGCGCGACAGCTACAACGACGCCACCGCCGCCGTGCAAGCCACCCAGGCCGCCAGTCGAGCCGCAACCGCCGCACGCAAGAAGGGCGTCTCGGAGCTGAGCGCCGTCGAGTCCGAGCACAGCAAGATCGTGAAGGAGTCGGCCTCGGTAAGCGAGGAGGCGAATCGCATCAGCGAGGAGTCGACGAAGCTCGCCGAGAAGGAGGAGGAGGCCGTCAGGTCCCTCGCCGAGGCCAAGCGCGCCGCCTCCGATGCTGAGAAGAACAAGCGCCGCGGTAGCAATAATGGCGGCAGCATGGGCACTTTGGGCTCGATGCTGACCGACCTGCCCGGCGTTCCGGGCGGTCGCGCCGGCGCTGTCATCGGCTCGGGCGTGCTCATTACCTTGGCCAGCGTCGCAGAGGCTGCCGTCACCGCGTCGCAGGCTCTCGCAGTCCTTCCCGCAGTGGCAACAGCAGGCGGGGCGGCCATGGCCACCTTGGCAATTGGCACAGCCGGCTTCGCCGACACGATCAAGCATATGGGCGATCCGAAGAAGTTCGCCGAGGGTATCGCCGAGTTGTCGCCAAACGCGCAGCAGGCGGCCCTGCAGATCCAGCACCTCGTCGATGGCCCTATGGGCGAGCTGAAGAAGGCCACTCAGGACGCCCTGTTCAAGGATAGCTCGGGGATGCTGGAGTTTGCCTCGAACCGGTTCGGCCCTGGCGCGCAACGCCTTACGACCGGCATCGCCGGCTCGATGAACAACATGATGGGCAACGTCCTCACCGAGTTCGCGACGCCGGACAACATGAAGTCCCTCGAAACCATCATCAACAACATCCTTTTGGCGTTCCAGAAGCTGGAGCCCGCGGTCGCGCCGTTCGCCGACGCGCTGCTGGGGATTGCGGAGACGGGATCGAAGTTCCTGCCGCGACTAGCCGACGCGATCACCAATGCGGCAAACTCGTTCGCGAAGTTCATCCAGGGCGCCCAGCAGGACGGGACCTTCGAGGCCTTCATCAACAAGGGCATCGACGCAACGAAGATGCTCATCGGGTTCATCGGAGACCTTGGCAAGTGGGTCTATCAGACCTTTGGCAACAAGTCGCCCGAGGATTTTAAAGCGACCATCGAAAGCGCTGCTGGGGCAGTCAAGGGCGTAATCGGAGCCATCCAGGGAGCGGCTAATGCCGTGAACGGATTCCTGAACGCCATCAAGCCTGTCGCGGACGCGTTGGGCGGCTGGGAGAATCTCGCCACCACCGCGCTCGCGGTGTTCGTTGGCGCGAAGATGCTCGGCGCCATCGCTGGCGTCATGAACCTGGCCGGCGCACTGGGCATGGGCGGGGTTGGCGGAGCGTTGAGCGCGCTCCCAGGTCTTGCCGCAGCCGCCATGGGGCCCATTGGACTGCTGGCCGCCGCGGCGGGGTCGTTGCTCTACACGCTCAACAAGATCCAGAACGCCAAGCAGGTTCCAATGAACCCGAACGACGTCCTCCCGGCCGACGCCACGCCCGCAGAGCGGGCTACTGCCCAGCGGGGCGGCCTCCAGGATCTGGCGCGCGTCCCGAAAAGTCAAGGTGGACTAGGCCCCGACCCCGGCGAGCCTGGCTACGTTCCTCCCGTTCGCCCAGGGTGGGGAACCCCCGCTCCTGGCGAGCAGGCCCCCGGGCCTGCTGGGTCATGGTGGAGGTCGACCCCTGAACCTGGGGGTCCGCGATTCCCCGCGTCCACGCAGTTCGACATCCCGCCCGTCCCCGAAAGTGGCGGCGGGAGTAAGCCGTCCGATTCGGAGAAGATCGCCGCGGAACTGGCGAAGCTGAATCCGAGTTCGTTCATGCCGCAGATTGGCGCCATGCCAATGGGTGGCATGGGCGACCCTCGTGAGGTTCAGGCGGCGTACCAGAAGGTTATCGAGCAGGCTCGCGATGTCCGCGACGCCAATATGCAGCTTGCCGCGATGCAGGCAGCCGGCGTGTCTTCGGACTTCGAAATCCTCAAGGCGCGAGAAAAGGTCGCCGACGAGGAGGCCGACTTCCGCCAGGCGCAGTACGACCTCGCCGAGAAGGCACAGGGCAAGCTGTCCAAGCTCTCCGACGGGTTTGGCCAGATCGGTGCACAACTCGACAATGACCTCGGCTTCTCCAAGGGTCTTCCGGGCTTGGCAGACAACCTGGTTCGGTTCATCGCCGCACTGGCGACCGCTCCGCTCCAGGGCATGCTCGCGCCAATGGCCGCGGGCGCCAAGGGTACCGGCATCCTCGGGATGTTGGGCTACACCGGGGGCAACGACACCGGCAGTAGCACCTACGGCTCCTACGGGACCTACGGCGCTTCGTATCTCAATCCCGGTGCCACGACCGCATATCCGGGCGACGCCGCCCTTCTGTCGCGGGTGCCGAAGGGCACCTACACGCAGGAGGCTCGCGGTGACCTCACCCAGGGTCTCGCGGATTGCTCCAGCGCCGTCGAAGATCTGGTCAACATGCTCGACGGTATGCCGACCAGTGGCGCCAACGTCACTACTGCCAACATGGAGGAGTTCCTCCGGAGCCGAGGCTTCTTGCCCGGACCCGGCGGACCCGGCGACATGCGGGTCGGATTCGACAGCGGTCACGCTCAGGCGACCCTGCCCGGCGGGACGAACTTCAACTGGGGCAGTCAAGCGGCTGCCGATGCAGGTGGCCGTAGTGGCGAGGGTTCGTCGGTCATGGCTCAGCAGTTCTACCGTCCCGTCGGTGTTGGTGGCGTGGGTAGTTCACCCGGCGTCCCGGTTCCCCCTGTGGTTTCCGCGACTCCCGGGGCCACTATGCCGCCGGCGGTCAGTAGTACACCCGTAACACTACCGCCAGGACTCGTCCCTGGCCCGTCGACGAACACGGACCCCGGCCTGACCCCGCCACTGCCTCCGCTACCGGCTCCCGGCAGCGTCCCCACGGGCGGGCCACTGTCTTCGGGATTCCCGAACGCCCTTGGCCCAGGCATGGTGACACCGAGTACGCCTCCGACTGCGTCCTACGTCCCGACCACTCCCGAGGAGCAGGCGGCACCGAGCTGGACGCCCGAGGGCGGCGGCAATGCTGGCGTTGGCGGTGGCCTTATCGGTGCCGCGCTGAGTGGGGCTGGTGGCGCTGCGAACATGATGATGCCCGGCATGGGCGCCGCGGCCGACATGGCGATGAAGGCGATCAACAAGACCATCGCGTTCGGCGGCAAGGCTGCAGGTATCGGCATGCAGGGCCTCATGGAGACCTTTGGCGTGTCCGATCCCGACGGTGGCGGTAACTCAACTGGCGCAAGCTGGTTGACGCGCATCGCCGGCGGTCTCGCTGGAGCACGCCCCGCCACTGGCATGGGCGCAGGACAGCAGGGCAAGAACTCCAAGGTCGACCCGAACGATCCTCGCAACCCGCAGGGTCAGCCCGGTCAGCCGGGAGAGCCCGGCCAGGGTGCGCAGGGCGGTCCTCAACAGACCAACCACATCAGCATTGCTATCCCGCCGGATCGCGCTGGTAACGCCCAGCAGCTCGCGAACGACGTGGGCGGCGCGATGTACAACGCCTACATCAACCCGGGCGGCTAAACCGAATAGTGAAAGGGGGCTGGGACTTTCGAGTCTCAGCCCCCTTTCTTGTCCCCTTTTGAGGCCGACCCTGATGAGAGGGGCTCTATGTCTATCTTCCCCGCGGGGCGCATCACGCCTTATGGGATTCAGCTCCTCAAGTCGGGCGCTGAACCATTCATTCTCTACGTCAGCGCGGATGGCGAAGCCACTTTCTTCTTGCACGGTGGCCCGCAGCCGTTCCCTGGCGTCACCGAGGGAGTCATCCTCGCCGAAGGCATGCAAGGCCTTCACCCCATCTTTTCTCACCTAGACCATAAGGGTGCCCGCCAGGACGGTGCCACGTGGACCGACACGGTCTACGACCCGGCCGAAATCCAGATGAAGCTGGTTGCCACCGCCCGGACCCCCGAGGGTCTGCGTCGCGTCATCCGCCAGTGGTACGCCGCGTGGGACCCGGAGAACCCGGGCACGCTGTACTGGGTCACGCCGGACGCCGGCGTGTGGTCATGCAAGCCAAGGCTTTACAAGGCCCCGCCCGAGAAGCGCCACCATGGCGTCGAGACGCGCGAGTGGGCGTTCACCTGGACGGTCCGCAACGACGACGCCTTCTGGGAGTCGGTCGACTCAGTCTCCGAATTCTCGCTGGATTTCGAAGCGGCGTTCGACGACTTCAACCGCGACGGCGAGGGAACGCTCGGCGTCAACTGGGCGCAGACCTACACGGGCCCCGGCGGCGGTGTGTGCACCGCGGAAGACACCAAGAAGGGCCACGGCCGCGCGCGCTGGACCGCCAATGATCCCGACACGACCTTCACGGGTCGCAAGAGCGTGGTCATCGGCCCGAAGGCGGCCTACTCCACGCCTGGGCACATGCAGAAGATCACCATCCAGATCGCCAACACTCCCGAGTTCACTCCGGGCGCCGGTGCGGCGAACCACATCTGGGGCCGCATGGGGCGCAATCCCGACGGGACCTGGAACGGCGACGGCGTCCGCGCCACTGTCGGCTGGGGCTTCTGCCAGATCTCCGCATTTATCGACTTTGAAGAGACGGTCCTAGATCGAGAATTCGTTCTCATCCCGCCGCTGCGCAATGACGTCTTCAGCTTCTACTGCGGCACGGAGGACGACCCCTTCGAGCTTGTCCTGAAGCGCAACGACCACACCATCGTCAACGCCGACGGCTATCTGCACCACGTGGCTGATCTCGATCACCTCGGCGTGGGCTTTGGCCTGTCCGCCGGCGGAGCCATCCTCACTCAGGCAACTCCGGCGCAGGTGAAGTTCATCCGCGCCGGTGGCAACTCCGACGGCATCAACATCCCGATGACGGACCTGGACAACTTCGCCACCACGACGACCACGGGGTTGGGGGGCGCGTGGCCGCTGCACTACACGGGCACCGGCCCGGGCTACGTCCGTGCGGTCAACGGAAACACCGTCTGGGTTGATACCGCCCTCGGGCGCAAGTGCATCAACCGCTGGCTCGGCGCAAGTGAGGTGCAGACCGTCGAGATTCACGGATCGCCACTCACGTGGAATCTGACCTACAACGGCAGCGAGACGACTTCGTCGATCAGTCATCCGGCGACAGCGGACACGGTCAGGCTCGCCCTGGAGGCTTTGCCCAGCATCGCTATTGGCGACGTCGCGGTCTCCAATCCGGTGACCGCGGGCGGCGTCACGACCTATCAGGTGTCCTTCCAAGGCGCCTACGCCAAGCAGCGCGTGCCCGAGATGAAGGGTGCCGCACTCACCGGCGGGATCGATCCCTACGTGCAGGTCTACACCAGCACCGACGGCGCCCCCGAGAAGACCGACACCGACTTCCAGGTCCAT